ACTTCAGATTCTTCATTATTTAAATACTTTTTATAAGTTTCAATTAATGAGTTATTTTCATCTTCAGTTACTTCAGTCATTGTTATAATTTTATCCAACTTGATCATAAAAAAATTATCTTTACAAAGTTCCATCCATGGTTTAATTTTCATAAATGTACCTACTGGACTTTCAATAATATTCATTACAACAGGATCTTGAAGTATTACAATAGGATCCCCATCATTTTCATCAATGGAAATTAAGGAAAACACTTCTTCACCTGATACTAATTTTAAAACACAATAAAACTCTTCTCCCATTAGTCTTTTATAGGTATGTTTACAATATCATAATTAAAGTTTTCTTCGTTATATATTTTTATTCTTTCTATTAAGTGATTTAAAGTATAGTTTTTTCTTGTTTTATAACTAATATCATCAGCGATATCATATAAAGTTGCTTTTGTTTTTTGATCCGCTTTTCTTAAAACTCTTCCGATTGATTGGAGATTACGGATTCTAGACTTTGAAGGTGATGCAAAAATAACGTTATGTAAATTCTTAATGTTAATTCCTGTAGAAAAAGTTCCATACGATGCAACAATAATTGCATTGGATTCCTTTTCAGTAATTTCACGAATTTTTTCTCTATCTTCTGTATCAACTCCACCGTGAACAAAAAATACATGACGATTATCAATTTTGCTATTATTTATTAGGTTGTATAAAGGTTCTCCATGAGATTCTACTCTAGAAAAAAGTATTAAAGTATTTCCTTTTAGATCAAGAGCAAGATTTTTTATAAACTTATTTCTTTTTTGATGATTGATGATATATTGAACTTCATCTTCAAAAGTTTCAAACTTATTTGGTGGGTGTTTCAATAGAAGAATATTAATATCCAGTTTAGCAACGTGACCTTTTTGCATTAGTTCATCGGTGCGAATAATCTTATAAGAAGGCCCAAATAAACCTTCTAGAACCCATTTATGTGTTTGAGATCCATCAAGTGTTCCAGTAAATCCAAATCTATACTTTGCATCAAAAAGTTTTGTCATTATAGATATTAATGACTTAGACTTAAACTGGTGTGCTTCATCTCCCACAACTACATTAAATCTTGAAAAATATTGTCTGGGAAGTTTATAGATGGACTGCCAGGTTGTGATAATTACCTGAGAGTCTGTTTCTCTTTCTTTTCCAGCATATATTTTATGGCAGTATGAACCAACATCCCATCCATAATCTGCAAAATCTTTATACATTTGTTCTACAAGGGAAGTCGTTGGAACAACTATCAGAGTATTTTGCCCTCTCTCAACGTAATATCTCACAATTGAATATATCATCAATGACTTTCCCGAAGCAGTTGGAGATATCAATAATTTTCTATTATGTTTTAAGGCGTCGTATACTCCCTCTATTTGATAATCGCGTGGAGTATGAGAACAAATAGAAGTCATATAATCTTTCACACCTTCTTTTGAAATCAATTTGTTAACTTCAAAAGGTAGTCCGTAAAATTTATTATTTACAAATTCGTATGTGTAATCGTGATTCTCACAAAAACGAATGAGTTTATCTAACAACCCAACATAGATTTCTCCATTTTGAGTATTGAATAGTCGAATTTTACCATCCCAGTATTTGTTGCGAAACTGGGGCATAAATTTTGCGCCTGGTACATCAAAGGTAAATTGATCCGCAAGTTCGTAGTAAATGTGCGGTTCTGCCTTTACCTGAAGATATACCTCATTCTTTTTTGATATCACCAAATGAGACATTCATAAAATATCAGTTATGAATATTTATTGGTGATAAAAAAGTTAATTAAATCCTGCTTGGAATTTATTCCATTCAATAGCATTTTTAATTTGATAAGTTCGATTAGAAACAGTCTTAATGATCTCTTCTAAAAACTTCAACATGGTGTCATAATATCTAATCTTCATATCTATTTTTAAAAGTCTCTCATCGGCATCCATATGCCTCTGTAAAGCGTCCTTTTCTCTAACCTTATAAGGAAACGGTTCCTCAACATAAACCTCTACAGGTGCCTTTCCGGTGTAGTAGTTATATCTATCCAGTTTTACTTTATTATAAGTTTCTCTTGCCTTTTCTCTTAGCAAAATAATTGTATTGTAAATTGTATAATACTTAGCGTGTAATTGAGGAATTTTTAAAGATTCATCGTGCAAATTATCAGGATCTATGATAGAATCTCTCTGCCACATTTCCTGAATTTCATCAAGATTCATAAACGATTTCCGTCTGGAGCATAAATGTCATATACAGTATACTTGAATATTGCCTCTGCTGTAAAGTATACTATGTCTTCTGGTGTTGACTGAAACTCTAAAGAAGATAATGATATTGGAAAAAGATCATTAAATCTTACATTTGCAACTTCTTTATAATTACTATTTAAAATTTTTAGTGATCCGTCACTAAATGCTTTTTTATCATCTCTTAAAGAATCTTGATCTCTGACTAAATCTGCAAACTGTTCTGTTGTTTCTGGATATCCAAGTCCTGTGATCCAATTATGAATCGCCATGTAATTACTCATATTTTCATCAACTAAAAATCTAATCACCAGATCTCCAAACCTAATCTTATCTCCTGGAATATCAAGATTTTTTAAGTATGATGGTTGAGTTGCAGTTCCCAATTGAATTTCAGGTATTCTTGCAGAATTGCAAAAAAATGCAACTTTAGGTTCTTTTGCAAGACTAAAACTAAATCCAACAGGAGATAAAAAATTTCTATTTTGTATCTGATTGGAAAATGCTGACGCCACTACGTTACAAATTCAAGGTAAAGTTATTATTATTTAGATAAAAAAAGGGGGGCATCGCCCCCCTTGAACTCTATGTGAATTAAATCACATGAGGTTCTTAACAGCAACTCTTCTGTAGTAGCGGTTGCTATTGGTCTTGAGTCTACCCAGACCTTGATTGGTAACATCGCCTTCGGCAAATGGGTTTGCAACCATGCCGTAGCGAGTCTTAAATCCAATTTTTGGTTGGAAGGTGTTCTCACCAACGGCACGAACCATTTGGAGAGGAACATAAGGACAATAGAACAGACCTGCATCATAAGGGGAAGAACCCTTATAACCTACAACGTAGTACTGAGTATCTGAGTTGTTAGCAGCATAAGGATCGATATAAACACGATACTTACCTTGCAGAACACCAGCGAAGGTGTTGCCAGTGTCATCAACGTTCAGATTTGCATTCAGAGCAGGGGTGTAATCAAGAACACCAGCCATGGTGAGTGCAGAAGCAACGTCAGCAGAGCAAAGGATCATGTTGCCCTTTCCTCTACGAGTTCTCTGAGCGATTTGGTTAGCATCACGCTCAATCTGGAAGATCAGACCCTTGAACTTCTCAACCGACCAACGACCGTTGGAGTCAATGTCAAGGTCAAATACACCAGGAGTTGCAACGTTGAGTTGCGCACCAGTTTCAGCAACCTTATAGATGGTTCTGATGACTTCGCGGTTGATTTCAGCAAGAATCTCAGTTGAGAGAATGTTTGCTAATTCCGCTTCAGCATTCAGACCATGGATTGCCTTAAGGTCTTGAGCGAGTTCTAATGAGTACTCAGCTTTCAGAGCACGTGACTTTGCAGTAACGGTGACTTTCTCGATTGAGAATGCCATCTCGTTGAACTGGTTGCCAGTAGTACCAAGATTCTCAGAATCTGTGGTGCTCATACCCTGACCAACTTGATAATCAAGTTGTGCGCCACCAGTGTTCAGAAGACCTGGGTTTGATCCAGCAGCAGGAGGAGTTGTGGTTCCAAGACCTACAGCAGCTCCTTCATCACCACTGGTATAAGTACCAGAAGTGTTATTGAATCCGCTGTCCTGACCAGACCATACTGAATCTGGTTCGTTGAACAGAGCTTCTCTACCGCTTTGATTCTCGTAACGAGCACGCATTGCGAAGATGAGTCCAGTAGGACCGTTCATTGGTTGAACGCCAGCCAGATCATAGGCAACCAGGTTAGGCATTGAACGTCTGATCAGTGAGATCAGAACAGGATCAAAACCTGCAACAGGACCTGCAGTTGCACTACCATTGGTTGGTGAACTTGAGTAACCACCAGTTCCAGCAAAGTTGGTTGGTGCTTCGTAAAGGAACTCACGCTCTTCACGAAGTGCTCTTTCTTGGTTTTCGAGCAGGACAGCAGTTACCATTCTACGATGCGAATCTCTGATCGTATCGAGTCCTTGATAATCAAGGAGTGGTGCCCACTTCTCCTGCAGATGTTCTGCATTGAACATTTGCATTTGTTTTACCTCTTTTTTGTTTTAAGTTTGATTTTTTATAATTTAAAACTCACTTCTTTGAAACTCTTCCCAGAGTCTGAAGATATGCTTCCATGACGCCAGAAACTGATTCGTCATACTCAGTCATTCCTTCTGATAAAGTCTCTGAGTGATCTCTTTGAGTACTAGTAGATCTAGATGGGAAATATGATTCCCTCAGAGTTACCAGTTTCTCACGATAGTTTTCTTCACCATCAAACTCAACATTTTCTGCAAGAGAAGCAAGTTTGTCTTTCTGAGAAAGTGCAAGCCCTTCTGAGATTTCAGCAAAGATTACATCGGTAACCGATTCTGCTAATCTCTTATTAAG